TATATCTTCTTGACGTATGTTTAACCAAGCTTGTTCTCTAGCATCATCAAATAGTCTACCTATAATAATGTTATGATAATAATCACCTGGCTCATAGTCTCCTCTATTACCTTTCTCTATATCTTTTTTCATTTCTGCTATAGATGCAAGAATTCTTTTATTCCTACTTAGTTTATTTAATTCATGTTCTAAGTTTTGATCACCTATAGCTTTCTGGAACATTGATCTAATTTCAGGTGCTTTAGTTAAATCATATCCATCAGGTGAGAAATAAGTAGACATTCTTAAATCATAACCACTATTAAATAGTAACTGTCTACCAGGACTAGATTCTAAATTGAAATTAACTGGCATTAAAGCATTCCACATTCTAGTCATTGGATCATGATCTTTAATTGGCTTACCATTTAATAAATCATATTTAATAGGTAACTCATTACTAGCTATATATTCACTAATTAAGTTCCTATTTCTTAATGCATCTTCTATTCCAGAATTTAATTCTCTAGTATAAGGTGTTATTATTTTACCTATTTCATTTCTTAATCCAGATAAAGGTACTTGGTTATTCATTATACCTGCTAGGATTCTACTACCTTGCCCTGGTCTACCACCAAATAAATCCACAAACTGCTGTAATCCAGCTAAATAAGATTTACTTGCTACTGATTGACCAACAACCAAAGCTATCTTTTGTAGTTCTCTTTCTGTCCATTCTTCACCCATAAGTTGACTAGCATCACCTACATCAGCAATAGTAGACATAATCTGGTTGAATGGTTCAAAAGCATCATAGCCTATGTATACATCTGTAAATGGTAATTTAATAGTTCTAGTTTTATAACCAGCATCCATCCAAGCTTGTCTCTTCTGTCTATCAGCAGGACCATTACCAGTCATATCTCCTCGTAACCAAGCCCATGACGCTAGACTAACGACAGCAGAACCAATAGCAAACCTACCAGTCTGTAATGCCTTAGCATTAGCTAGTTCAGCTTCATTTGTTATTCCATACTTAACTAAATCTTTTATATCAGACTTAGTTGCAAATGCAATATCATTGAACTCTTTAACTAGGAAATTAAATCCAGGTGTATGTTTAGCTGTTAGTTGTAATCCATTAATACCAGTTCTAGCAAATAAGAAGAAAGGTTTAGCCCATGGATTAGCTTGGAATACTTGGTTTAATCCAGATACAAATCCAGTTAATTCTTGAGTAAGTGTAACTTCCTTACGAGCGAATTGTGTAGCTTTATCTACTATATTACCATTAGCATCAAATATATCTCTGTAGAAATCATCTTCAAAAACTTTGATGACATCTGGAGTAATTTCTGTATAAGCAGTGAAAACACCTTTTGCCTTAGCATCCAGAGCAGATCTCATTGCTTTTTCTCTCATCTTAGCTCTACCTAAAAGATATGCAAATACATCATCTATTGATGCCATTATTCTAGTACCAGCACTGAAGAAACTATTATCATTAATAGCCCTAGCCATATTAGCCATACTAAAAGCTATCTTATCTCCTACAGTAGATCTACCACTTTCTTCTACCCATTTCCTCATTAATTCCCAGTTACCATCACCTCTATTAAATTCAGCAAATCTTGATTTAATTGTAGATAAATCTCCTTTCCAATATGAATTTAATCTAGACTTAAATAAATCAAAAGCTTCTGGTATGGTTTCCATCATAGCATTTAAAGATGCTAATCCAGCTCTTATTGTAGTTGAATCCCCATCGAATGGATATCTAAGAGTAGCTCCTAGTGTTGTTGCAAAAGGTCTTAGGAATGTTGCAGTTGAAGTACCCATTAAAGCCCTTATAGGTGTTTTTGGACCACTTAGAATACTATTTACCATCATACCTTCTAGTTCTTTTATCAGTACACCAGTCTGTTTCTTACCTCCAATATCTCCTCCTTTGATTACTTTCCTAGCCCATGCATCAAAGTCATCTAAATTATTGACTTCTTTCATTTGGGAGAAAGCTTCAAATAAAGCATTCAATAAGTTTTCATCAGGATCATCTTTAGCAATCTGTAAGATAGACATAATAGAATCTCTAGTATCTGCCATATCTTTAGCTAGAGTTTCTTGTAAATATCTTCTCTTACCAGCTCCTAATTCTCTAAAGTTTTGAGATTTAACTATTCTAGCTCTTTTAGCTTCTGTTAAAGCAGTTAGCATAGTATCCATAATCTGATCTGCAGGACCGTCAATATCCATTAGATCTGCAAAGTCAGCTATTTCTCTACCAGCTATACCTAAATCTCTTAATTGCCTTAGCAATGTACCAACGACTAAATCAACTACTACTACATTCTTACTAGTAATAGTAACTATTTCATCTGGTGTTCCTTTACTATATACATCGGAACTTTCAAAGATTTCCATTAAGTATTCTTCAGCTGACATATCAACTGCATTTCTACCTTGAGTAATACGTTGATGTGCTGCTATAGAATCTCCAAAGACATCTACTAATCTTTGTCTACTAGCTTTAACATCTTCTACAATCTTTTGATATTTTTCATTAGATGTATATTTTTGTAATACATCCTCTACCATCTCTTCACTGATATCAGCTTCTCTAGCTATACGTTCTCTTTGTATAGGTGTAGTTACAGAAGCTGTTGATCCATCTTCAGCTCCCCATTCATTTCTTATTCTTTTCTGTTGTTCCCAAACCACAAAAGGATCATCTTGTGATATATGGGCAGCTTGATGTGAATCAGCTACAGTTTTGTTTTTACTACCACGAAATCCAAACTCATTCCTTCTTAATTCTTGTACACCTTTTCTATTTGTTTGGATATCTACACTTTTTTGTCTATTAGATATTTGAGTTTTAACAGCTTGAGATCCTTTACCTAGTAATAAGGTAGCTGAATCAAAAACCATACCAATACCTATTCCTTCTACTATATTTTTAAATTTCATCCATATAGGATGATCTGTATCTTTAGTACTTATAGGTGTATCAATTAATCCATAACGATCTCTAAGAGAACCTAATGCATTATGACCATCTGATTCTTTAGATATTAAATCAGATGCAGCACCAACTCCAGCAGCTCTTATAAGACTACTTGTACCAGTCCATGCTGCTCCTAGACCAACTCTACCTAAAGTAGCTTTAGCAGTTGGTATGATAGCAGCAGCTAAAGTACCAAAGTGAACAGTACCTTCTAATAGTTGACCCCACCATGTTCTAGTTATGATAGGGTTATCGTAATTTTCAAAGGGATCCCATTCAGGTCTATAATAACCTTTCTCTCTTCTTTCTCTGGACATTTCTCCTGATAACGCATCTACTGTACGTTCAGGGAAAGTAGTTACAGAAGAGAGTGTTTTCTGTACACCACCATGTATAGCTGAAGATACTTCTTTAGCAACAGCACCTGTACCCCACTTTTCAGCGTTCCTTGGATCGTCTTGTTCGGCTACAGCTTGTTCTTCTTGACTTGCTACTCCCTCTATTTCAGTTTGTCTTCTTCTATGTTCTTCTAGAGCAGCAGAGTACTGATCAACAGTTTCTTGTAAAGCTGATTGATCTAATTCTAAAGATAGTTCTTGTGATTCTGGTTCCATATTACCTTAGTAAATTGTTTATTCAGTTCCATTAATTAGCATTTTTATTTGTTCAGGTGGTATACTAAACCAATCTTGAGGTCCAAATCTTGATGTTAATTCATCAAAATCTTGTTGAATTATATTTGGAAGTGGATTAAAATCTTCTACTAACGCTCCATAACGATTAGATCCGTTAGCTTTTATTCTAGCTATTCTACGTTTTAATTCTCCTTGGAGTTGTTCGTCGAATATTGTATCTAGAAAACCATTCTGTTGTTCTTCTACTGATATTACACTCACTATATCTTCTGGCATTAATCCATATAAACCTAAATTATTAAGACGTTTCTTACCAGCTTCTCCTAATACATCATTCAAACTCATCTCAGATAAATTACCTTCTGGTACATGATCTGAAAATGGATTTATTGGAGTATATGAATTAGGATCATCATTTGTTTTAATACTATCAAAGAACCCTTTATCATCTAATAGTTCCCAACCAACTCTATACGTCCTACCAGGAGTATTATCGTAAGTTAATAATCTAGCTGTAGAAAGAGGCATATCTTCTAATACTTTATTCTGTAAGATTACACCTTTCTCTTTTAAGTCAATAGATTCCTTTAAATCATCGTTTTGTTCTTTTGATTGTAGTATTTTTAATCTACGTAATCCTATTTCTCCAGGCATTAAATCTTTAAATAAATCTATTTGTCTGTAGTATTCAGGAAAATCTCCTACACCTACTGACCATCTTACTAATTCTTTGAAATAGCTTTCTTCACCTGGTAAAAACTCTTTTTGATCTAATAATGCTAATTTAGCATCAGAAGATATAGCTGATTCAATATACCTTCTACCTGCTCTATGATGATTTGTTCTTTGTTCTATATTCTCATATCCAGAAGGAATAGGATTTTCTTTATATTCTTTATAACGATCTTGTATCCACGTTGTAGCCTGTTGTGCTGCTTTTTCAGATCCTTGTGAAGGATAAAGTTCGTTAAATTTTGTTATCCAAGCATCTTGTCCTTGTTTAAATATCCATGTAAATAACCTAGAATTAGGTTGGCCTTCTTTACCTATATGAGTTTTACCTATATTCTCTGCAATATACTTATACCAAAGACTTTCTTTACTATCTTCTATAGGACTATACATAGATTTAAAGATAGGTTTATTTATACCTCCGATACTTGGTGAGCCTTCAGCACCATCATTACCACCTATAGCTTTATGATATTGATTCTTATAATATGTAGGTAATTGTTTATATAACTCATCATCAATAGGAGCATTTCTCTTTGACATGTCTATTAATCTATCTACAGTACTAGAATGTTCAGGTCCATCTAATCTGTACATTCCTGTCTTCCAACCTTGAAATAAAGGATGGTCATAAGTAATAAATAATCCTAAATGATTATCATATAAATCTTTTAGTTTATCATTTCTCCATTCACTTAAAGCCTCTGGTGTAATATCAGGGTTATTTTGTTGTACTTCAAATTCTTGTTCAGCTTGTTCTACAGCAGATCTTAATTCATTTTCAGACTTAACTTTTTGTCTTTGAGCAAACTTTGTTTTTAAGGATTCTTTCCTACCAAATAACCATCTAGTAAAGTCATTATTTATATTCTTTACTTGAGTATCTTTATTTTGAAAGAGTGTTTTTGAATTTAATATTTTTTCATATGTTTCAAAAGTAGCTAAACCTTGTTTTTCTAAAAACTCTAAATCTGTTTGTAGTTGATATAAAGCTCTTGCATTATCTTTCTTACCGTCAAAAACTTGATGTTTATAAAGATAATTATTAATAGCTTGATCAGGATTAGTATCTAAGTCATCAAGAAAGTCAGCTGCTCTAGCTGCTTTATATCTAGCATTTGTTTTAGCTATGAATGTACGTGATGCTTGTTGACTATAATTTCTATGGTTTTTCTCCATAGTTTCCATGTACAGTATACCATTCTTTCTACTTAAAAGACTAAAACTATCTGTACTCATTTTTTCTATTATAAAATTTTTCAACGCTGCATCAGCTGCACGAAAGTCACCATTCTCCATAGCTAACATAGCCTTACCTTCAGTTGCAAACTTATTATAATCCATATCAGCATTCCTTACAGAATCTCTAGCAGTATCTTTATAAATTATTTTACTTTGTACACCATCAGCTATAACTTGTTCGCCTTTTGTTTTAGTAAATGGATCAGTATCCTTATCTTGTATATAACTTGTTATTTGAGCATTATAAAATGCTTCTTCTTGTTCTTTTGATACTTTCTTAGTTTTACCACTTCCTGACTGAGGTCCACCTGGACCCCATTCATAAGCTTCTCTTTCTTCGGCACCCTCGGCAAATGCTTGTTTGTTACGAGCTTCAGCCTTATACTCATCATACCTTTTCCCTGATTCTTTTTTCTTTGCTGCAGCTTCAAGATTTTGTTTTAACTTAGGTAAACCACCTATAATATTCTGTAATTGATTTAACTGTCTTTGAGTTTCACTAGCTCTATGTTTAGCAAAATTAGCTCTATCTTGTGAGATGATTCTATTATCTTTCTTCATCTCTTCAATGATTTTATTCTGTGCATCTACTAAAGAATACTCTTCTTCGTAATTTAAAGCACCAAACTTAAATGAATCCATTAGTATACAACCTCCATGTCTACATCAATTTTACTATAGTCAACAGTTAAATAATCTTTATGTATACCAACAGCCATAGGATTCTTCTTAACTACATCTTGAGCCATAGCACCACGGTAACGGGTATCATCACCTTTATAGTTAAATTCATATACCTTATAACCATCAGGAGATATATCTACTTGTTCAATATTTTCTTTTAATCTAATATCAGATAAAGCAGCTAAAGAACTAACTGTATTAAGTGCAAAGGAAGTTGCATTCAAGAACATACCCATAGTATCTTTTGGAGGCATTGTAACAGGTTGACCAAATTCAGGAGGTAAACCTAATCTAGCTCTATTCTTTTTCTCAAAAGAACGCTTTCTTAATAGAGCACCTCTTTCAGCTTGTGCTACTCCTGCAGTTCCAAATTCATATAATTTTCTATCTAAGTCTGCTTTCTTAGCAAATAATTCTGCTGCTTGTGCTCTACCAGCATTTCTAGAACTACCACCTTCATCAACAAATCCTTGTCTGAATTGTTGTCTAGCTATATCTTCCCATCCAGCACGGGTTTCTCCTATAACTCTTGTATATGCTTGTTGTATATCACTTATATCTCTACTGTAACCAGTAGCAGCTTTCTTTGTACCAATTATATAGTCAGTTTCTTGATTCCAGAACTTAGTACTATTCTGTTTAAAATCATAAACTTTTTGTTGTTGTCTTTCTCTGGCTTGTGCTCTAGCACCAGCATTAGGATCTGCACACACGGCAAAACTCGATAAAGGTTAATTGATTGGGTCCAAACTTAATCTTTCTTAAAAACTTGAACCCTAAGAATTTAAGTAGTTTTAAATGTACTGTATTACGACAATCTACTACATTCCAGAGTAACGGTTCAGTTCGACCTTCAATGAATCGTTTAGCTTCTCTAGCAAATGTAATAGGATAATCATGAATAGCAGGTGTACATAACATCCAGATCTCTCCAGCAGGTCCAACTCCAGCCATTCCGGCAGTCTTGCCGTTAGGCACCGTGAAGTGTACGCAGGATCGCTCCTGAGCGACTGAATGGGCATATATGATAGGATCTATCCCATGACCCTCTTCGACCTCTCTACGGTCTTCTGGACGTAAATTAGAGGCCACCTCTATGGCAGCCTCAAATGTTATTGGGTGAATGTATTTAGACACGTTTATAGTATTTAGTGGTATAGTCTCCTTCCCAGCTCATTGAGTGTAATGTAGCAGGTGTAGGACTAGTGGATTTTAATGTTATATCAACATTCTTATTTCTTTCATAGACTGGTATAGTTTTGATAGCTTCTTCTAAGTATGGTGCATCACTAGCTTCATATAGGTTAGTATCTGTTGATTCATAGATCTCAGTATATGGATCTTTACCTAATCTAGTTAATGTAGTTTCATAAGACCCTACCTTACCAAAGTTAAAGTTAAGTCTATGTAATGTAAGTGAAGCATTAACATCAGTTCTAGTTACTTCACCTCTACTAGTACTAACGTATAGTGTAGGGAAGTCTACTTGATAATCATATAGGTATCCTAATGCATAGCCAGGTGTTAATGATTCAAATTTAACATTCTTTAAAGCAGCAGTTGATACTGTAACTCCTCCAAACTGTTCTAAAGCATTTAAGTTAGAATCAAAGTATAGTTTATTACCTACACTCCTAGCTACTCTATGTTTTTCTCTACCATTTTGATACCATCGTACATACTCTCCATCATATGTAATTTTAAATACATCAGTATCTGGCTTATATATATCTAATGGTTCTACGTTTGTGGTAATTCTAGTTGGATTGTAAAGGTTATATAAGAATTGACTAACAGCTGGATCATCAGTATATACCTGTATATTAGAAGATGCTATAGCGCTACTACCACTAATCCAGATACCAGCACTACTATTACTTAAAGTCCAGTTATAATCAATTTGTTCTAACTCACCTCCACCTGGAAGTCCAATTCCTCTAAATTTTTCTGGGGGATTATCTGACAAACCAAAAGCACTAGTTAGATTATTACCATTATCTACATATTGAGCAGAACATTGTATATTCTTTTCAAAACCTAAACTACTATACGCACCCCATTCTTCAGATGCTGCACCACTACCACTATACTTAAAAGTAACTGATAATGTTGATCCATCAAATGTAACACCTTTATCACTTCTTATATTAGATGTATTAGCACCAAAGAACGTATCAATATATTCATTGTAATCAGTTACACTGAAATGAGTAGAAGTTGTATCACTCCAATCACCATTTACAGTAACGTAATCACCATTAACTGTACCAGTAGCATACCTACTTGTACCATCAGCGATAACTAGTGAACCATTAGGTGTAGTAACTTTACTTATCCAATCAGCATAGAATGTAGTTGTATTAGCATTTGTATTAAATGAACCACCAGTTATACCAGTTACATAGTTATCTAAATGTATTTGATAGTTAACATCATCTTTATTAATACTTATATCTGTCTCTGATTGTACCAGATTAATAGTTTGTAAGAAATGATCTTCATCTAAATAATAATATACATCATCAATAATGAAATGATATAATAAATTATTATTTAATTTCCATTTAAACCATGCTGTCTGTATCTGTTTCTCTGCAGTATTAAAATACTTTAATCCATATATTATATCAGATCCAGTCTTACCTAATAAGACAATCTGATTCTCTCTTGAATTAGTTATGATATCTATATCTTTAGGTAGTAAACTAGGTACAACCTTTGATACTTCTGCAACAGTAGGTTCTCCTTCTCTAGTAATATTAGTCATCTGATTAAAACGACTATACTTACCAGAGTTATCTACATATCCTACAGTAGTACCTAATGATATAGGAGGTATATCTACACTATAATTATAAGTAGCTATACTTCTTAATTTAGCTGTATCAGGATTTAATACAGTATCATCAGAACTTAATAAGAATTGTTGGTTACTACTAAATACAAGTAAACCAGTATTTATTTCTATACCATCAAATAAGTTAGAAGGGAATATAGAACTACAAGCTATATCTATAGGATCTACAGAACTAGTAGTTAGTGCAGTCTCAGCCCAGAAGTCAGGGGAAGCTAACGTACCAGGTTTACATAAGACAACATTCTCTCCAGATAATATAGCTAATCTATTACGGAAGAATAAGACTTTACTAATATATCTATTATCATTATCTGCTACAGACTCCCAATTTGGATGACCATTTAGTACACTTACAAATGTAGGTATAGGATTAGTTTCATCATCTCCTACTGCTCTATCTCCCCAGGTAAACTGTTTAACAGTAAAAGTAGCTAGTTCAGAACTTGTGCCTTGATTAGCTATAGATGTCCTTTGTATAACGTGAGGCATAGTAGAAGCATCAAAGCTTTTAACTATATTAGGTGCAGCACATTCACTCCAAGCTCCTGTACCATCACCATTATCTCCAGTAAATTTTAGGTAGTAATCATCTTCATCAGACATTCTGGCATTAGCTACTTTAACAATATAACCATCTTTACATTGATTAGGTAATTCAGTTACATCATTAATAGTCTCCTGCATTACTCTCATTAAATCCTGTTCTGCTACTTCTATATCAAAAGGATTAACACAAGAGAAGAATAAACCATTACCAATTATTTGTACATTTAAAGACTCAGGATTAAGCCCATCAGCATCGTTTACAGTGACACCATCGAATTGAGCTTGTAAACCACCTAATATAGTATCAGCAGTTACAGCAGTATCAGAGTCAAATGGTGTTGGTGTAGGTCTAACAAGTTTAACATCAGCTACAACTTTAGCTGTCTCTATCTCTTCTACTTCAATAGTATAGTTAGCTTTAGTAGCATCATCTGTACCTGTACCACCTCCACCTTTAGCTTGATCTAATGTTACTGTAACTGTATCTCCTACAGCCCAACCTTCTCCACCATGTAATAGGTCTATTTCTCTATTATATGTACACTGGAAACTATCAGTATCTCCTTCTACTGTTGATACTTGACCTAATGTAATTAGACGGAATATTAAATCATCTTTACCAGTAGTTAAATCATTACCATCTGAATCTTTTACAGAAACTGTAGTTGTACCAGTATAATTACTAGCAGCACTTACTGAGAATACTTGAGTACCTATACCAGGACAGTTACCTGTATCTGCTCCCTCTTGTAATGTATCACTTTTAATCTTTAGTCTAGTAGCTCTCCTAAGATCAACAGTTGCAGTCTCATTTGGTCTTGATACATTAAAACCATACTGCCTACCATTCTCAGTTCTTCTTAGTTCTATATAAGCTTGATTCTCTGGTTTACCAGTAGAAATAAGTCTAGTATCAGTAGTACCTGTAGTAGTAACAGCTATACTTCTATTATTAAAGAAGGTAGTATCGTTAATAGTTAATGCTTGTATATCTTCTGTATTAGAAGCAGATAGATATGTCTTGATAGCAGCTTCTCCGCCTGTACCGTAAACAATAGTTTGTTCAGCTCCAGCATTATCACCACTAGCTTTCCATATTCTTACATTACCAGTACTATCTACTTGTCCAATATAGGATCCCTCTGCTTCATCTCTATAGTAATGAAACCAAGATCCTCCACTCTGTACATTAGTTAATGGATCAGTACCTACTCTCTTACTTCCAGGTCTTTTAAATAAACCATAAGTTACATCAGGTATACCATTAATTATATTCTTTACTTGACCAGGACTTTTAGTATGATCAGGTTGTTCTGACATACCTCCTACATAAGTAGGTATGACTTGTGTGATTCCTGCCATTATCTTCTTAAATTTCTATGTGGTTGATATGTTTGATAGACTGTATCATCTTGGAAACCAAACATACTATGATTACCTTGGTTACATTCATACTCTAGGCAGGCTGCCCTTGAGAGGCTCTCTTGTTGAGCTAATAGCTGAACTAACTGAGGGTTAGCTACAAGCTGCGTAGCGGCCATTCTAGACGCTCTGTAGGTGATGTATCGTTGGAAGACGGATGGTATATTTTCAAATTCATATAGATAGACTACATCTAAATCTATCGTAGTAACATCGGACCAGTCATCTGTATGGTCAAACTTATCATATAAGTATCCATTTCTATTTACTACATCATATTCTCTTCTTGCCCAACCTTCAGTTACATCTATCTTTAATATATTACTACCAATAGCTATCTTATTAGTAACAGCATCAGGTGTATATTCGACATGGTATTCTGTGTTGAAGTGCCAGCCTTCATTCTGTACATCAACATTAGAATCTCTTAGTAAGTTATATATGAAAGATATTTCTGGATTAGCATTACCAGTTATACTGGTTACAGGAGACTGTCCTATAGCTCCCAGTATTGAATTTACTGCGGAGAGTTCTGTCTCGTTATCAATTGTCGTGGTAGCCATAAGGATTATTGTTTAAGGAGGGAGACCGAAGCCTCCCTGTGTTCATGCGTATTATACGCCTGTGATATTACACTCGACTGCAGGGTATGCAAGTCTGAGATCTTGTGTTACGGATTTAACAGCAGAATCTGCCTGACCAGCAGTAGATCCTGAAGCTGCCTTCCATGTTTTTGAAACGGAAATTCTTTCAGCATCTGTTGTACAGACACCTTGATTCCCTTTAGCAACGGAAACTGCCATAATTATTTATTATATATTGTGTTTGTTAAGCGTCAGTTGTTGGGTCTAACCTACCAAATGATGTAGAAAATGTTTGAGTAGTATTTCCTTTCAAACTATCATTTATTACTATTGTATTTGTACTTGCTAACGCATCTGCTTGAGTATCATGTAAATAGAATTGATCATCAGTCTTTTTTCTGACATAGAAAGATTCGTTATCTTGGAAATACTTATAAAGTGATTGACCGTTATTTCCAGTACCAGTGATATCTACAGCAACATCATTTATTGCATTATCATATGAAGTAGCTAATTTAATAGTATTGTCATCTACTTTG